TAGTGGTATCAAATTTAAGACGGGTGTGTTTTTAGATTTAACAGCTACTGGTGGCGTTACAGTAACGTTCAACTAGGGGGCTAAATGGCAACATCAGGTACAACTACTTTTGAAAGTGGTTTCTTAATTGACGATGTCATACAAGAATCTTACGATCGAGTAGGAGTTAAATCAGTAAGCGGTTATCAATTAAAATCAGCAAGACGTTCTTTGAATATAATGTTCCAAGAATGGGCCAATAGAGGTCTGCATTATTGGGAAATAGATAAGACGAATATTGACCTGATAGAAGGACAAGCAGAGTATAAATTTTTTAGGAGCACTGATGACGGCACAAGTGCGGTTACAACGCCAACAAACGGCATATATGGTGTTGATGATATATTAGAAGCTGCTTTGAGAAATAACAGAACACAAACGACTCAAAGTGATTCTGCTCTTACGAAGATAAATAGATCTACATACTCCGGTTTATCTAACAAATTATCAAAAGGATCTCCTTCACAATATTACGTGCAGAGATTTATTGATCATACAATGTTAACTGTTTACCCAACACCTGACGCAACCGCTGCTACAAAAGATCTTGCAATTTATTTTGTAAAAAGAATTCAAGACGCAGGTGGATATAGTAATACGGCTGACGTTCCTTACAGGTTTGTGCCTTGCATGACAGCTGGTCTTTCTTATTATTTAAGTCAAAAGGTAAAACCAGAATTAGTACAGCAAATGAAATTATTATATGAAGATGAACTACAGAGAGCATTAGCAGAGGATGGTTCTTCTTCTAGCACATTTATAACTCCACAAGCATATTACCCAAATGTCTAATTTTGCAACAGGTAGAAAATCAAAAGCCATTTCAGATAGAAGTGGTATGGAGTTTCCATACACAGAAATGCGTAAAGAATGGAATGGAGCTTTTGTACATGAGTCTGAGTTTGAACCAAAACACCCACAATTAGAACCAAAAGTACAAAAAGGAGATGCACAAGGTCTGCAAAATGCAAGACCAGATAGAGTAGAACCTCCTGTCGCTCACATGTTAGGATTGAATGCTTTTTCTTCTGGTGTCAGAGATTCCATAGTTGTAAATGTAAATGATCCTGGACATGGCTTTGTAAACAACGACGTTGTAAGATTTAGAAATACACAAGGTAAACTTCCTCCTTATCCAGAAGTTGCACATTTAGAAGGACATGATTTAGATGTAGCTCAAGGACATGTAGTTACAAAAATAGACAATGATAATTTTTCTTTTAGTCCTAACGATACGTTAGATAAATTTTTGACAGACAACTGCACTCCTGGAACAACGACAGTCTATGTAGATTTAGATGGAACTCTTACAGAATATTATCAAGCAGTAGCAACTTTTGCTACATCACAAGGTTTGTTAGACTCTGGTGGTGATTGGTATGGATTAACTCCAGTTATCGAAGCAGCTGCAGTAAATGCAGCACCTACAACATATTTTCAAAACCTTGCTAAAAGAGCAGAAGCAGACGCTTTGATAGATTTAGTTATAGCTAAAAACGGATCTTGGGAGGTTTTATCTTCTCAAGTAGTTGGAACAAATCAGGTTGCACAAAAAGACGCTTGGGTTACAGCAAACTTTGGCACTCCTGGATCAGGTGTTGGTAGAGCTCCTGCAGCCACTAACTACGCAACTAATTTTAATAAAGGTTCTTACGGTGGAGCTAATAAAATATTAATTGACGACAGAACTACCTATATTAATCAATTTGAAGCTGCTGGAGGTAAAGGCTTTAAATACTATGAAAGTGGTGGTATATTGAGATTTGGAGGAGGCAGGTCATCAGTTGGACCTGTTACAGCATTAGCATGACAACATACGCAGAATTAGTAGCACAAGTTAGAGATTACACAGAAACCGATAATCAGGTTTTAACTGATGCTATTATTAATGATTTTATTGAGCATGCAGAGCACAGGATATTTAGAGATATTGAATTAAACAGTGATAATGTTTATGTAAATGGAAACACAGCAGCTAATAATAGATTTGTTAGATTACCTGGTTTTAGTGCAACAGATCCTAGTAAACCATCTATAGATGAAATAGCAACTATTAGGTATGTGACTTTATACACAGATACGGCTCCTAGAACACGTTTTGATCTAGTTAGAGTTGATCAAGATTTTTTGGCTGAGTATTATGACACCCCAGAAGTGGGCTCTTCGGCTAAACCCAGATACTTTGCTAACTGGGATATGGGCACAATAGTCGTTGCGCCCACGCCCAATGCAGTGTATAAATTTGAGATAGGTATTACTAAAAAACCAACAGGCTTATCAAGTAGTAACACCAAAACATGGGTTAGCGTAAACGCTCCTAATGTTATTTTGTATGCCTGCCTATGTGAAGCTTTTAAGTTCTTGAAAGCTCCACAAGACCAACAAGTGTATGAAGCTTCTTACCAAGAGGCCATACAAGCACTTGCACAAGAACAATTAGGTAAAAAAAGAAGAGATGAGTTTAGGGATGGGTCGTTACGTATTCCTATACCATCAGCAAACCCTTAATAGGAGAATATTATGGCAATATCACAAGCAGTTTGTAGTGTATTCAAACAAGAGCTTTTAAAAGGAAACCACGATTTTGATGGTGGTGCAACTTACTATCTTGCATTATATACTTCTTCAGCAAACTTAGGAGCTGCAACCACAGCTTATTCTACATCTAATGAAATTACAAATGCATCAGGAACAGCTTATACAGCAGGCGGTAAAGTTTTAAGTAACCCTTCTGTTACTTTATCTGGAACAACTGCTTTTGTAGATTTTGATGATGTGTCTTTCACAAGTGCGTCTTTCACTGCAAACGGTGCATTAATTTATAGACAAGACGGTGGTGCTCCAACTAATGATGCTGTTGTTGTGTTAGCGTTCGGTGGTGACTTTACAGCTTCTAATGGTACATTCACAGTTCAATTCCCAACAGCGGGTGGTGGATCAGAGATTATCAGATTAGGATAGGAGGATAAATGGCCTTCGTCGTAAATGATAGAGTCAAAGAGACGAGCACAAGCACAGGCACGGGTACAATTAACCTTGCTGGAGCTGAGACTGGTTTTGAAACATTCGTAGCAGGAATAGGTAATAGTAACGCAACTTACTATTGTATTCAGGCACAGGGTGGTTCTGCTTTTGAGATAGGTGTCGGCACAGTTACTGATGCTTCACCTGATACACTTTCACGTACAGCAATTATTTCAAGTTCTAACGGTGACGCTGCTGTTGATTTTGGAGCAGGTACAAAAGATGTCTTTTGTACACTTCCTGCATCCAAAGCTGTAATAGAAGACAGTAGTACAAACGCCGATATTGCTGGAAACTTAACTATTGGTGGCACAGTAGATGGTGTTGATATTGCAGCCAGAGACGCTGTCTTAACTTCTACAACCACGACTGCAACAAACGCAAACACAACCGCTAATGCAGCTTTACCTAAAGCCGGCGGCACCATGACTGGTAATATAGTCATGTCTGGATCAGAAACAGTTGATGGTGTAGATATTTCTGCAAGAGATGCCGTACTAACTTCTACTACAACCACAGCAAACGCTGCCTTGCCAAAAGCTGGTGGCACTATGACCGGTGCAATAACATTTGATTCAGCTCAAGCAACAGGTAACTCTGGCTTAGTGCCTGCTGCAGGAACATCAGGACATTTTCTAGCGCACAATGGGGCTTTTGCACAAGTTGCATACTCAAACCTTTCAGGCACACCAACTGTTCCAGGTGGTTCTAATGGCATTGACTTGAACGATGATGTCAAAGCTAGGTTTGGAACAGGAAACGATTTAGAAATATTCCATCAATCATCTGACAATGCATCTGTAATAGCTGAGTCTGGTGCTGGTGCTTTAGAAATAAGAGCTTCAAACTTAGCTCTAAATAATGCTGGTGCCACAGCAAGCTATATAAACTGTACTGACGGAGGTGGTGTACAACTTTACAATAATGGAACTGAAATTGCTAAAACAACTGGAAATGGTTTTGAAATCCCAGCAGACAATTTAGAATTAAGAATTGGTGCTGGTGCAGATTTAAAGTTATACCACGATGG